TATTGCTACTGCTGCGTAAGTCATTCTAAGCTCCTAATAAAATTGGTTTATCAATCCAAGATAAATCACTTTCATGCACCAATTCTTTTTCTAAATCTTCAACAATAGTATGCTCGCTTTGGTGAATTGTAGCCCATATTGTTTCTTCATGGACATAAATTAAGCGTTTTGTTCCAGCTTTAGAAATCCATGTTGCAGGGGCTTTTATGCGAGTAACTCCTTCGGGAGTCATGATTGTTACGTCTCCTTTAGATATAATGCTGGTATGGTCAAAATTATGGACTTTGCCAGTTAAGATTATGTCTTTAGGAAGAGTTATTTGACGAGTGTATGTTTTGTTGCAAATAAAATGCTCTAAAGGAAGTTCTTTCGCAGCTTGTTCAGTGCCTTCAAAATAGTTTTTGAGGTAATATTCTGCTAATTCTATTTTTTGTATATTAGATAAAACTGCAACATCTTTGTTATATTTATCTGCCATTATTGGCAAATTAAAGCAATCGCTATTCTCAGTTTTTTCCGCTAAATCTTCATCTAATATTGTTAATGGCTCGACCATATCTATTTGAGTGTTTTTCACTAGCAATCATCATTTACTCAAATATTGCTCAATTATTAATATTAATTTTTTAAACAGCAAGAATTATTTTTTCTTGCCACCTTTTTTAGTTCCGCATTTTTTCATAACTTTTTAGCCTCCTTAAATGATTTATTAAAAAATTCTCTGGTCATAGTTCTTTCTTTGTAAAAACAGATAGATTCGGTTTTTCCAGTTTTAAAATATTTAGTAACAAAACCATTTTTATCTGGTGTTGGTTTTACAATTTCTAAGCTAACTCTTTTATCGCCAATTCTTTTTATACAAAAAAGGAGTCCACTCATATATTTTTTTGTTGATCTAACAATATCTAATCTATTCATAATTAGGAATTGGTGCGTTAATAAAAACATCGGTCGTTTCTGGTCTAGCGTCAGGTATTGCTTGAGGAGTTGGATAAACAATTGGGGTGTCTTGAGGTTGCCTTCTTCTCCAAACCTTACTCCAAACCAGTTTGCCGTCCCATTCGAGACGGCATTCTGATCGCCATTTTTTGAAACCTGTTCTATCGCAAATGACTCTATAATCCATTTTAATTAACCTGAATTAATAATTCTGCACCAGAAGAATAAGAATTAATTTTAACTCTCATTGCTTGAGGAACAACAAAATAATTTCCATTTTTAGAAGTAGTAGCACTAATTAAAGCTGTATCATCCTGATCTAACCAATTAAAAACTCTATCAGTTAAACTTTGAATATCATCATTGGTTTGTTGAACAGTATAATTAATAGTTCCTGTAACAATAAAAGTCAAGCCTACTTGGCGCTCACATTTGTCAGAATTAGTCCTTTTAATCGGAATAATCTGAGAAATAGCTTCGTCAACTGGACCGGCTTTCACATTTGTTCCAACTGCTCCACTTGTAGCAATACTTTGTATTGAGTAAAAGTAATTAGTTGTTTCTACTGTGTTATTGTTCGGTCCTGCAATAGTTTCAGAAATAGGAATCGTTCTGTTTTTGTCTTGATAGCCAGAAACAACAAAATTTATTGCTGAAATATTACCAGTTGACGCAAAGCCAATTTGTTTAGCAAATAAGTCTGGTGTAACCCATTCACCACTAACAACTCCAGCTCCGTTAAGAGTAAAGTTTCCTGCACCGCCTAGTGTTTGATTCTGGAAAACTCCATCATCATCAACATCAGCTAAATCCATATTTATTTCTATTCTACGCATGATTTGCTCCTAATTTATCTTTCTTTAGCTGCAAAGACATAATCAACAGACATAGTTTTAGCTACAGCTTCGCCATTCTGAATACCAAAAGAAATAGTTAATTCTTCGTCATCAGGAAGGTTAGTTGTTGCCAATTTACCAAGAACAGTTGGATTATTGCTATTTGTAGAAGCAGCATAAACTACTTCATCAACGCCATTGTAATAGAAACCTACAGTTAAATAAGTTGCAGCTACAACAGTAGCAATCGCAGAAGCTGTCGAAGCAGTTGAATCTTTAATAACAACGAAGTCTAAGTTAGCATCTCCGTCATGTTTTCTGAAGTAAACTCCGTCAGTTACAGCCAATGGAGTTGCGTCGGTAATTTGAAGACCAATAACAAAATCAGATTGAGTTGCATCAGAAACGGCAAATCTTGTTTTGAAAAACAATTTTTTACCTGCTTCAAATTTAAATGATTCGCCAACTTTTTGCAAAGCGTTTAAATCATTGTCTGCTGCTGAGTTGGTAAGCAAAAGAACACCACCATCAACATTAGTTAATGCTTGAGTTGCACCAGCTTGAGTTTCGGTTACTGTCCAATCTGCCGCAGCATAAGCGTCAAAATCGTTAAAATAAGTGTGCATTTGGGTTGGATCTAATTGGATCATTTGTCCCAAAATGTTTTGAGCGGTAATGTTATTAACGCCCTTTGTAAAATTTGTAGTTGGCATAAATATATGAATTTAATTGTAGGGGGAATTTCACCCCCTTTTACCCAATAGGACAATAGTTAATAAATTAGATTCCTTCAGAAGCATAGTAACCACGAGGGTCAGTAACTCCAACTGAATAAGAAGTCATCATTTTGTATTTCTCATCACCAGACTCGAAAGCACCATCGTTACTAAATTCACCTTGAACAGCGGTAATCATTTTAGCACCTTCTAGAGCATCAGTTTTGATGAAGTAAGCTGAATCAGAAGTCAAGTGAGGGTTCACAACAATTCCTTGTGCAAACAATCCCATTTTATTCATAGCATTAATATCGTTATTAGCGGTATTAACACGAAGTTGAGATTCCAAAATACGAACAGCTTCAAATTTCAAAGCTTCTGGTACTTGTAACAACACAGGTTTCAATTTAGCTTGGATTCCTCTATCGTTGGTAGCAAGACCAATTTGGATACACAATTCTTCCAAAGCTTCTTCGCAAAGGTCAACTGGAGTTGAAAGTGTGTTAGAAAAGTTTCCTGCACGAGAAGGATGGTCAGTAGCAAAAAACTTTTTATTATCTCCAAAAGTGTAGTTAGAATCAAAACCGTTGTTAAACAAATTAGAAACATCAACTTCTTTAGTTTCACGAAGTGATCTAGCCAAATATTCGTTACCTTTAGCAATTACATCAAAGTATTTGCTGAATTTTTTAGCTTCCCAAGAAACTTGAAAACCTAAAGCACGAGTTCTTTGCATGTAAGTTGACACATAACCTTGAGTCATTGAATCATAATCAACACCAGCACCTTCGTTTTTAGTGTTAAATAGACCAAAAGGACTTACTAAGACATCTCTATCAAACTGCTCATCGGTTGTTTGCATTTTAACCAATTTTGCAGCTAATAAATCGTCTTCGCTGTATGAACCCCAATAAGTAGTAATTCCTGGCTTTAAGGCTGTAGAAATAGAGTTTGATACAATAATAGACATTGTTTTATTTTATTTTAAATTAATATTATATACCAGTAACGATATTTGCTTCTGTGTGGTTATTGATTTTAACACGCCATTTAGCATGTTGACCAATAGCATTTTCAGGAGCATCAAGTAAGCGTAATATTTTAAGTTGGAAAGTTGCGTCAGTAGCTGGAGTAGTTGTATCTAATTCAGCACCAGATAAACCAGTTACAGTTGAACCAGATTCAGCAAATACCACATTGGCATTCAAACCAACAGAAGTTACAGCTAAAGCAGTTCCAGCAGTTTCTTCTTGAATTAAAAATTCTTGAAGTGGGCTGTCGGCAACAATAGCAACTCTTTCAGTTGAAGCTGGGTTATAATTTAAAGTTAAATCACTTACCTTTGACAAGAAGCCAACAATAACGCCTGTGATTTTATTAGTATCACCAGCAGTTGCTTTGTTAATTTCTGGTAAAGAACCAGCATTAAATTGTCTACCATCACCAAGAACATTAGCAGTGTTAGAAGTTCCAGTTTTTACTACAGGATCGCCGATAAATAATGCGGTTCCATAGCTTGCAGGAATGTAGTAGTAGTTTTTAGGAATCTCCACGAAAGTAGAGTTTTTTAGCGGCGTTAAGCCAGCTGGGGTATTAGCGTTAGCCATAAAA